GCAATCGACGACCTACAGCGGCCACGATTTGACTTTTAAGCGCACAGGAAGCCCACAGGGGCTTCTTTTTTTGTGCATCCGCACCGATAAGCCATGAAAATCCAAAGCAATTAAACAAGGAGCAGTAATGGCTTTCAAAATCTCACAAATCGAGCCGGTGGAATTCGGCGACAAGAAATGCACCCCAGAACTAGATGCAGAGCGCAAGCTCAGACTCCAGCGCATCCAGTTCAGCACAGCAGAACTCGAAAAAAAGGCCGACGAGGTGATCGCGGCTTGCTTCCCAGATGACGAAGCGTTCGTGCTGGACTACCTCGCTAAATGCCCAGTCACGGCCAAGAGCAGACTCGCCACATATCTCATCGGCGGCGAAGAAACGGTCAAAGCAATCGAAAAGGCCTACCAAGAGAACATCGCCGAAGCCATGAAAGGAGCCAAAAATGCCTAAAGAAATCATGATTGTCTATCAGGACTGCCCAACCTGCGGTGCGCGCAAAGAATGGGGCGAAAAAACTATCGCCGAAGCACTGAACGCCAAAGCATTCGTGCGAAAAGTCAGCTTCGTGACGCGTGAGGGCGAACAGCTCATCGCCAAGGCCGTCGAAAACGGCATCACAAGGCTCCCATTCGTCACAGACGGCATCACATTCGCCTATGATGTCAAAAGCGTCTTAGAAGCAGAATCAGACGGCAAAAACGAGAAAAAAGAAACCAAAACCACACGCAAAATCAAGAAAGCAAAGGCAGAACTCCAAAATGAATCCGATTAAACGCTTCCTCGACTACAATCGAGCCAGAAAAGCAGGCAGAGTGGCGCAAGAGCTTCGCAATCAGCTCTACCTATCGCCAATCTGCTCAGACTATGAGAATGTCTTTGCGCAAGTCCGCCCAATGATTGACGAGATGAAAACCGTCCGGCCATATGGCGTGGGGCGCAACGGCGCGAAGCTCGACCGCAGCCGCACTCCAGAGCTGAATCTGCTCGACGATCCGAATGACGACATGGGCTGGGTAGACTTCGCCGACACCATGTTCGCAACCTGGCTCACCAAAGACCAGCTCTACATCCACACACACTGGAAAGGCAACAGCATCATCGGCTACACCATCCTGCCGAGCAATTCCAAAGTCTGTACCGGCACATCGCGCAACTACTGGCAAGTCCAGAACGCCGATGGCGAAACCATCCACCTATTTGATGATGAGGTCATGACGCTCCGATTCAGCCGCAACCCAGACAACCTCAGCCAGGGCATCAGCCCAGCATCAGCAGTCCGCATCTATGCGCAGGTCGATGATTTGGTGGCGCAATTCCAGAAAGCCTACTTCGAGAACGGCGCAGTGCCAGCCACGATCACATTCATCACCGCCTCGACCGAGGACAACTACCGCAAAGTCCGCTATGAACTCGAGCACAACCTCAAAGGCGCGGCGAATCGCAACAAGACCGTCTATGCCTGGCGACAGATGCTCCCAGAAACAGGCCAGACCGCCGACCAAATCGAGGTCAAGACCATTCAGGGCAACAATAACAGCCAAGCAATCGGCGAGATCGTGAAAGTCATCAACGACCGCCTCAACAAGGCCTATGGCGTTTCAAACTTCATCCTCGGCGATGATGCATCCGCCAAATATGACAACGCCGAACTATCAGACCACCAATTCACGAAGCGACGCGTCTATCCTGCGCTTCTATCATTCTGGAACCAATTCCAGCACGAACTCGATCGCATCACAGGTGGCATCGGCTACGGCATCCAATTCGACCTAGAGATTCCAGAGCTGACCGAGCGCACAAAGGTCAAGGCAGAAATCGCCGAAAAGAATGTCAAGAACCTCAAAGATTTAATCGAGAGCGGCTCCAAGCCAGCGGCAGCCGTGAAAGCACTCAAACTCGGCGAAGATTGGTTGAGCGTGGCGGCTGGCATCTACAATCGGGTGCTGGCAGACCGCGAACTCCAAGCGGCATATAACTCCACACAAGCTCCAACCGAGCAGAACAACACAAACACCAGCGATACTATCGACGCGCTCCCGGCGTCTGTTCAGGATGTTTCCTCGCAGTCATCCTGCCATAAATGCCAGCACCACCATCATGACCATCATGCGGAGCAAGGTGGCGACCGTCAGGTCGACATCTATCAGCCATTCACGGACGACGAGAAGTATGAAAAACTCATCTTCGACAAGCTGATGGCACTCGCCAGGGCAATCTTCAAAGAGGACCCGAAATTCAACATCGAGCAATATCAGGACGAAATCTATGAGCTGCTCAAAGATGAGGCCAACCAAGGCGGCCAAGCAGCCCTCGAAGCAATCGAACAGCTCACGCAAGACCCAGACATCGCCGAAGCAATCAAAGACATGATTGAGAATGGCTTCGACATCAGCGATGGCTTATCACAACGCCTCCACGAGCGCACAAACGAACTCGTGCAAGGATTCGACACCCACACACGCGAACTCATGCGCGGTGCATTAGAGAGTGAAGAACCACTCAGCGCAAACGAAATCGAGGAAAGGCTCGCCAAGGTACTCCCGGACGGCAAAGCGGCCACAATCGCACGCAACGAAACCGTCTATGCGTTCAAGAGCGGTCGCCTCGACCTCGACAAATATCTGGCCAAGAAATATGACTTGCAAATCGAACTCATCTGGCGCACGAGCCATGATTCACTCGTCTGCGACATCTGCCAGGCGATGGATGGCCAAGTCACGAAGCTCGGCAGAGCGTTCACCGATCAGGTAAACACCGAGGATGGCGTGGTGGCATGGGAGCATTCACGCTGGAACGACAACGGCGAAATCCCAGACGCCCATGTCAACTGCCGCTGCTACTTCGACGAACACCTAATCAGGACGGAGGCCTAACATGGCCGCAATCAAAATCTACTGCCCATCATGCGGCCGAATCCTCGGCGACACCGAAAAAAGCATCGACTGCCAAATCAACTGCCCTCGATGCAAAACGCAACGAATCAAAATGAAGGTCGCCAGACTCAGCGACTACCTCGAACTCATAAGAAAGGAGCAATCAAACAATGACAAATCCAAATGATGGCGTCGGCACGAACGCAGGATTCAACGGACGCACCACGCCAAAGGCACTCAACGATGTTCTGGCGGCACTATCGCGCGGAATCGTCAGCGGATGGGCTTGCTCGCCTAAATCCGGCATGACGGTTCAGATCGGCGGGAACGGAACCGTTCGTGATATGGCAATCGCCGAGAACAACGCAGGCGACCGCACGACCATCAACAACAGGCTCGCCTCGCCAGTCGAAATCACCCTAAACGCAGCACCGGCCACCGGCAACCGCTACGACAGCATCGTGGCCTATGTGGATGGCTCGCAAATCGGCACAGGCGCAGCCGATGTCGACTTCCCGAGCATCGCCGGCATCATCGCCGTGAGCGGCACCGCAGCCAACAGCCCAACCAAGCCAACCGAAGCTCAAATTCGCACAGCAATCACCGCAGACGGCGCAGACGGCTCCACAGCTTACTATGTGACACTTGCAGACATCCTAGTTGGCCAAGGCGTGACGACCATCGGCTCGGGCGTAATCACTCAAGGCGCAAAGGTCGCATCCGGTGCCATTGCTGGCGCAAATACAATCGCCACAAGTTCGCTCCAAGACGGTGCAGTGACATCGCAAAAGATCAACTACGCGACACTGCCTCAGCTCGTTTATGTCGGCAAAGCAGGCAGACAGACCTCGCAAGCAGTTTCAAATAACATCTACGGAATGACCTCGCTCGACACGCCAATCTTTGCAGCCGCAGGATGCTCGGCCACATTAAGCTCCGGCCGAATCACATTCACGCTCCCTGCCAGTGGCTCATATTTCGTCGAGGCCCACTTTGAATCATGGGTCAACGCCAACTCATGGGATTACTTGCTGTTCTCGATTCGCAAGAACACAGGCGCATTCACATCAAAGATGGCATACAAGGGAGGCGCATGGGGCTTCATCACGAACACGGGCATCACGACGATCGCCAATGGCGACATTCTGGATGTTTATGTCAACACGAATGGCAACAACTTCGCGGATGGCAACATCTCGACCCAGAACACATTCGTTCTGTTCAAAATATGGCGAATTAACTAGCTCCACAGCCAATCATGGCAAAGAAGCTCCGCGAGGGGCTTCTTTTTTATGAATCGCACCGACAAGAAAAGAAAATCACAGCATGAACACGCAACAGGTTCGAGCAAAGCTGACGACCATCGACAAGGCCAAGAGCGCACGCCGATTCCGCAATATCCTCGCCAACAGTGGCGAGATTATGGAGTCCGGCGAACAACGCGACCTCGGCCAACTCTATGTCATGGACTTCGACGGCAAGCTCATCAAGATTTCAGAACTGGACGCCGACCCAGAAAAGCAGACGGAACGCTATGCGGTCAAGGCGCAAGCCGACCACGGCAATGTCATTGACGGCGAGATCATTCCAAGCATCGAGAAACAGTTCGGCTCATGCCGCGTCTGGCTCGAAAAAGACGGCCTCCATGCCCGTATGTATTTTGCAGACAACGACAGCCTAGCAGACCACGCCTGGGCAATCTCAGAGGATGCCAGCTATTCAATCGGCATCGACTGGTATCCAGAGGGCTACTACGGCACAGGCTATGAAATCGACCAACCAATCGGAATTCTGCGCGAGATTTCGATGGTTCTCACAGGCAACGATCCGCGCGCTAAGACCATAGATCACAAACCGACCGAAGCACAGGCTCAAGGGAGCGCAGAGGCCGAATGTGATACCAACCAACAACTAAAAGAGGATTCAACAATGTCCAAGCAACTCGACGAGCTGACACGCGATGAGCGCGAAGCTCTAGGTGCTCGCATCGCTCAGGTTCTCGACGAATTCACCGCCGATGTTCCAGAGGATGAAACCGAGCCAACTGCTGACGACGCTCCAGAAGCCGAAGAAAAGGTCGAGGCCCCAGCCGAAGCCGAAACGGCAGAAGAAGCCGAAAAAGCAGACACAGAAGAATCTGAAAAAGAGGAGAAAGAAGAAGTGGAAACTAAAGACACTCTCAATTCGCCAGTTGTAATCGTCAAAGACAGCGTCAAGCAAGAAATCGCAAAGACGACTGACTGGCTCCACAGCGAAGCAGGCCACAAGGCCTTCGCTGACACCCTAAAGAAAGCCGGCCGCATGGGCGCATCATTCGACGCTATGTGGCGCGCTGAAGCTGCCAAGCACATGAGCTTAGACGGCATCACCGGCCTTCCAAATCCGGCACCAGTCGACCAATACTTCGTCGATGGCCTAGAAAAATCTGACGGCATCATCAGCCACTTCCGCTGGGTAAGCGCAAAGAGCTTCCGCGTCCATATCTTGGCATCCGAGAGCCGCGCAGCTGGCCACAAGAAAGGCGAAGAAAAGGCCAACCAAGCTGTCACCGATACCGTTCGTGACTTGCTCGTCAAGATGGTCTACAAACGCCTCGATCTAGACGCAACCGAACTCTACGAAAACCCATTCCTCATTGACTTCCGCTCACAAGAATTAGTCGATGCCATCATCGCAGAAATCGAACGCGCAGCAGTCGTTGGCGATGGCCGCTCAGCTGGCACCCCAGACCTCCGTATGTTCGACGGCACCCGTGGCTTCTACAGCATCGCAGCAGACTGCGCCGCTCAGAACGCCTTGGCTGATAAATATGAAACCGCCGCTGGTGGCAACCTCTACGACGGCGTAGTTGGCGCAAAGGGCTTAATCAAGACCGAGGGCGCACAAATCCTCATCGCAAAGTCCAGCGTCATCACCGCTATGCTCCAAGCAAAGGCAAACGGCCAATACTTGGTCGCCCCTGGTTCTCGCATCGAGGACATCCTTGGCGTCGAACGCGTCTACACTCCATCCTGGATGGAAAGCGCAACCGAAGATGCAATCTTGCTCGTCAATAATGCCTACATCCATGGCGGCGAACAGGGCATCCGCGTGAGACCAGACTTCGACACCAGCACCAACACCGACATCTTGCTCGACGAAACCCCACGCTTCGGCTCACTCGCTGCTAAGAAGTCCGCTGTTGCGATCACTTTGACCGCCTAATAACTGATTGAAAGGAAACAGAATGACGCAAGAAGATTACAAGCTCTGGACAGGCGAAGATGCCTCGACCTATACGACTGAACAATGGGAAAGAATTGTGGCGAATGCCAGCACTCGCCTGGCGTCATTCCTATGCCTCGAAAAGCTCCCGACCGATGATCAGGGCAAAATCGAAGATGGCCTCCAAGAACTGCTCGCGAACTACATCGCGGCGGTTCTGGAGCATCAGGGAACGACCGGCGCGGTCGAGAGCAAACACATTCGCAACTTCACAATCAGTTTCGCATCAACTACTGCCGCCAACGCTTTCGCACAAATCGCGGCGCAATATGGCGACCTTATCGAAAAATACAGCCAATGCGACCTCGGCATAGATGTGGAAAAGTCCGCTCACTACTGGTGTGGCTACCAGGGAGGATGCGGATGCTGACCGTCTTTCAAGCATTCCCGAACGCAATCGAGCGCAACATCTGGCAAATCGGCCAGATGGCTTACTCGACCATCACCGGCAACGACCTGGACGAAAACTCGCTCGCATACATTGACGCGATCGTGGATGAGGCGAACAACTCCGAGCCAAACGCCAGCCCAAGCGCAGCCAATACCTATAGCGACACGCTGCTCTATGTCAGGCCAGAGCAAATGCCAACCACCGACACCGCCGAGCTGATCGCGAGCTATGTTGTAAAGAACACAACGACAGGCAAGCTCTACGCAATCATCGACGCGGGCATCGGCAAGAACCAAGACAACGGCACGATCGAACACATCGAGCTACGACTTCGCCAAACTGGAGCCGCTTAAATGCCAATCGTCCAATCGGTCAAAATCAAGCCAAACAAAAAGAACCTGGCAGAGCTTGACCACAAATTCATCGAGGGAGTGTTCGACCTCGGCTTTGACATCGCAGCACAGGCAAGACGAAACGCACCATATGTGACCGGCGCACTCCGCAACAGCATTCGCGTCGAGGAATCGCCAGAACGCGATGCCGTCCTAGTCCGCGCCGGCGGCGTGGTCAGCTCCGGCAACTTCAACGGCGTTCGCATCAACCGCATGGTCGATTATGCCTACAAGCGTGAAATCGGGCCGAACAGAAACCCAGCCACCGAACACTACATGGCCAACGCACAGCGCGCCATCATGAGCGGCGACTACTTAAAGAAATACTTCGGAGGA